AAAAAAAAAAAAAAAAAATATATATAGAGTTTTACCCCCCTCAAAACTGGTTTTTTGACGACATACCGGCGTGTCGCAGCGATTTTGGCCAATTTTTGCAGTTTTCCTGAGAATTTCTCAGGTTTCGGCTGATTTGGAGGTCTGGACACTGTTTAGGCACCGCCTGAACCAGTCGTGCCACCCAAAGTGCTGCTTTTTTTCAGATGTTATAGTGAGAGGAGAGAGCTATGCTCTCTTTTGGGTTGTTACCCCTCTCACTCTTACAACCCAAGTCCTCTCTTTTATCTTAGGAGGGTTATGGCTTTAGCAAGCATCGGCAAGAACTACGCCGGTAACGACGCCAAGCTCGAGGCCGACATTGCGGCCCCTTGGTATCAGCTGTGGTACGCCAAGTTCAAGGAGGACCATCCCGACATCTCTGTCGTTGTGGTCCAGGCTTATGGTTTTGCACGTGCCTCCGCCGGCGTACATTCTGGCGGCTGGTGTGTGGACTTCCAGATCTGGCATCTTACTACCTCTCAGATTCGAGAGCTGATCCAGCACCTTAGGAAATGGGGCGCCTCGGCGACCTGGGAGCGTGACGGTCGAGACGGTATGGAACCACACATCCATGCGACCATCGATTCCGAAGGCCGCGACAGTGCGTCGTACTATCAGATCAGCGCTGTTAAGAACGGCCGCAATGGTTTGGTAAACAATGCCCGGGACAGGTACGCAGACCTCAACCCCGCGTCATGGATCACAGCGGCGCAGGCGATTGAACAGCTGCAACAGATTGGAGAAAACGTGGCATCAGCCAAGGAAATCGGTGAGTACATCTTCCACGGCGTCGACTGGGGCGGCGAGGATTTCTCGGCGCGCACTACGCGCATGCTCAACACTACATCCCAGGCTCGCGACGCGGCACAGGATGCGAATCTTCGCTGTCAGGACCTTGAGCGGAGCGTAGCCGGCTTGAACGGCCGTCTACAGAACATCGAGTCCGACCTCGCTGAACTCCAGCGAGGCATTTATGACCCTGACAACCCGTACGCAGATGATGCAGGTTATGTGTCTTTGCATCGTTGGCTCGTGTATCTTCGCGACGAGATTCGGGCCAAGCGGGGTTGACGTGCTGGAACGGGATTTCGAACGAGGGCTCAAGAAGCACCTCGAGTCGATCTTTCCCGGCTGCCTCTACTTGAAGCTGGACCCAATGGCAATTCAGGGCATCCCCGATCGCTTGGTCATTTGGCAGGACCGCTGGGCCGCGCTTGAATTGAAGCGCTCTCCGCGGGCCAAGAGGCAACCGAATCAAGAGTATTATGTCGACATGATGAATGAATGGTCATTTGCGGCCTTCGTCCATCCAGGAAACGTGGACGAGGTGTTGGGTGCGCTTCAACGAGCATTCCGATCTTGAGGGCGCACACGCCTTTCTAAGCGCCTCTAAAGGCACGTGGGTGGAGTACACCCCCGAGAAGCTTGAAAGTGTCTACACGAGCCGTCTGGCGATTCTGAGGGGTACTGAGCTCCATGAGTTGGCGGCGAAACTGATCAACATGAAGATCAAGCTGCCTCGATCCAAGAAAACGCTAAATATGTACGTCAACGACGCCATCGGCTTTCGCATGAGGCCCGAGGTCGTCGTGGCATACTCGCCTATGGCGTTCGGCACCGCCGACGCTATTTCTTTCAGAGACGGGATGCTGCGCATCCATGACCTAAAGACGGGAAGCCATCCCGCCAACATGCGCCAGCTGCGCATATATATGGCATTCTTCTGCCTCGAGTACAGGGTACATCCTGGCAATATCGACGCAGAGCTCCGCATTTACCAAAATGATGAGATCCGCAGTGAACGCCCGGAAGTGGAAGAGATTCTAAGGCTTATGGGCATCACTGAGGAACACTCGGCGCACCTCGAGAGGCTACGCGGACACTATGAGTGAATTGTTTCACTACGGCACCAAGCGGCATTCGGGCCGTTATCCCTGGGGCTCTGGAAAAGAGCCCTTTCAGAGCGAGGGGCACTTCCTGGAGCGCAATAAGGAGATGCGCCAGGCGGGGATGACCGAGCGAGAGATTGCTACAGCTCTGGGCATGTCTGTAGCAGACCTTCGTGCCTATAAAACCATCGCCCACGAGGCAAACAACGCTGAACTGGCGTCCCGAGCGGTGCGTTCTCGAGATGCGGGCAAATCAATTCGAGCCATCGCGAAGGAAATGGGGGTGTCTGAAACCAAGGTCAAGGCGCTGCTCAACCCGAGCGAAAAGTCAAAAAGCGCCGTTCTCAAGACGACCGAGAGCACGCTCAAAGAGCTCGTCAAGGAGAAAGGCCCCATCGACGTAGGCCTCGGCGCTGAAGCCCACATGGGGATCAGCCGAGATCGACTGAACACCGCTGTCAAGTCTCTGCGAGAGCAAGGCTGGGAGCTTTACTACGTCAAGACGACGCAGCTGGGTACGGGCAAAGAGACTTCGGTCAAGGTTTTGTGCCCTCCGGGCATGAAATACGCCGATTTGGCAAAGCACCCCGAGAAAATCGGCACTGTTTACCCCGTTTCGTACGACAAGGGGCACACGTTCCTCGGTATGGGCGCCAAACCCCTCGGTTTCGACCCCAAAAAGCTCCAGGTTCGCTGGGCTGAAGAGGGCGGCACAGACCGAGACGGCGTTATTGAGGTCCGGCGTGGCGTCCCAGAGCTTTCCTTGGGTGCAGCGAACTATGCCCAGGTCAGGATCAAGGTCGGCGACAAGCATTATCTCAAGGGCATGGCTATGTACGCTGACGATATGCCCCCGGGTATCGACCTTCGGTTCAATACGAACAAATCCAAGAGCACTGATAAACTCAAGGCGCTCAAGGAGTTGAAAGACGACCCGGACAACCCATTTGGTGCGACGACCCACCCGCATTATTACCTCGGTAAAGATGGAAAACGGAAGCAGTCCTACCACAACATCGTGAACGAGGAAGGACAGTGGGGTCAGTGGAGTCGTAACTTGGCTTCACAGTTCCTGTCGAAACAGTCCCCTGCGTTGGCAAAGAAGCAGCTCGGTATCGCCGAGGCCAACCGCCGCGCGGAACTTGAAGACATCCTCTCTCTTACGAATCCTGCTGTTAAGAAGAAGCTCCTTCAGTCTTATGCTGACGGGTGTGACTCTGCGGCCACTCATTTGAAGGCCGCTCGCCTTCCGAGGCAGGCCACCCAGGTGCTTCTGCCGCTGCCGAAGATAAAGCCGGATGAGATATATGCCCCCAACTTCAAGCACGGCGAGACCGTAAGCCTTGTACGTTACCCTCACGGCGGCATCTTTGAGATCCCCACCCTCAGGGTAAACAACAAGTACCAGCTCGGGCGGAAGCTTATTGGCATCCTGTCCAAGGACGCCGTCGGCATCCACCCCAAGGTGGCCGAGCGTTTGTCGGGCGCAGACTTCGATGGCGATACCGCTGTCGTTATGCCTAACAATCAGGGACGTATTCGAACCAGCCCGGCCTTGAAAGGGCTAAAGAACTTTGACCCCAAGCGGCAGTACCCTGAGTATCCGGGTATGAAGGTAATGACTAAGGGCGATACTGGCAACCAGATGGGCCGGATTTCGAACCTCATCACCGACATGACGATCAAGGGCGCCAGCCCTGATGAGATTGCCCGGGCTGTCCGACATAGTATGGTCGTGATTGACGCGCATAAACACCGCCTCAATTACAAACAGTCCTATATCGATAATGGGATTGCCGCCCTCAAAAAGAAGTACCAGCCTGAAGGCGGCGCCGGTACCATCATTTCAAGATCCACCGCCGATCATCGTGGCCCCCACATTGCACCCCGTAAGGCGGCAAGAGGCGGCCCCATCAACAAGAGAACCGGCGAACTGGTCTTTGAAAAGACCGGCCAGACCTACAAGAAGAAGGTCGTAGATAAGAAGACGGGCGAAGTATCTTGGGTTGACACCCCCGCTCTGACAAAGCGGCCCGGCATGATGACGGTGAACGACGCCAACAAGCTGGTGTCTTCTGCGAACGCCCCCATCGAACGGGTGTATGCGGCGTACGCCAACAACATGAAGGCCCTCGCTAATCGAGCTCGCCTTGAAATGTTGAAGACGCCCAATGCTAAATGGTCCCCCACTGCTAGGAAAGCGTACGCACCTCAAGTCAAGAGCCTCAAGGAAAAACTGACCCGGGCTCTAGCGAACGCCCCTCGTGAGCGCCAGGCCCAGCTGTATGCCAATGCTGTTGTTCGAGCCAAGAAGGCAGCGAACCCAGACATAGACAAAGACGAGTACAAGCGTCTTAAGAACCAGGCCCTGGCTATGGCACGGGCACGGTTCCAGGCAAGTAAGGCTCAGAGCCTCGTTGAGTTCACAGCCAAAGAGTGGGAAGCGGTGCAGGCTGGTGCTATCAGTCATAGCATGCTGGAGGATCTGATGAACTACAGTAACATGGACAGAGTTCGTCAGCTCGCTCAGCCACGCACACACAAGGGTCTGAGTACTGCCAAGCGTGCACGAGTGCGGGCCATGGCGGCCAACGGGTACAGCCAGGCAGACATCGCCTCTGCATTGGGCGTCTCTGTGGCCTCTGTGCAGGAGGTGCTGGGCTGACCATGATGACGTATGACGTTGCACTCACCACCACGGACAATCCATACGACCCCATGGATGAGTTCATGGAGTGGTACACCTGGGACCTCACCAACGGGTACCACACATGCGCCTACCTGGCACGCATCGCTCGAACTTCAGAAAGTTTAACAGAAGAAGAGAACTTGGAAGAGCGTGAAAGAGCGATTGATGAAATCGTTGAACTCAACGTGACAGGCACATACAAGAAAATAAAACGAAATATAAAATAAAATAAAGAAAAACGAAGCGGGGGAGGGGGTCCTCTCGAAAAGAACCCCCCACCCTGCATCGCGCGCTCTCCGAAATTACCCCGAAGGGGCAAAATCTGGAGACTCTCTTGACCAAAACTGAATTGAACGGAGGCCGATGGCGACCAAACAAGACACAACAACCCCCAAACGTCGCCGACCACCGGCCAGAACTCCTGCCGCCCGCACCAATCAGCTCAAAGCGATGGCGTATAGCCTCGCTGAAGAGCGCATCGCGGACGGTACAGCATCGAATCAGCTCATTGCCCAGTGTCTAAAGCTGGATCCTGCGCGCGAAGAGCTCGAACGTGTTCGCCTGGCGAACGAAAACGAGCTGCTCAAGGCTCGAGTTGCCGCTTTGGAGTCTGGACAGCGCATCGAAGAGCTCTACGCCGAGGCCCTCGAGGCGATGAAAGCGTATCGAGGCGAAGATGCGGACGTATGACGAGCTCTTGGCGCTTGACGATTACTTCGATCGCTACAAATACCTCAGGATCAACCAAGGTGTTGGCGAGAGAACATTCGGCGGCGATCGATGGCTTAACCAGCGCTTCTATCAGTCGCGCGAGTGGAAAGACATCCGCAATGAGGTGATACTGCGGGACAACGGCTTCGACATGGGGCATCCTGACTACTCGATCAACGGTCGTATCTATATTCATCACATGAATCCGATGCAGCCGCTGGACCTCAAGCACGGTAACGCCGCAGTCCTCGATCCGAAGTATCTGATCAGCGTGAGTATGCGAACGCACCAGGCAATACATTACGGAGACGATGGGCTACTGCCAAAGCCGCTCGTCGCGCGTCTACCGGGGGACACCGTCCTCTGGGGGAAGAAGGCTACATGAGCGTTTTGGCCGATGTCAAGGCAATGCTCGGCATTGAGTGGAATAACTACGACTTCGATGAAGAGCTTAAGATCTATATCAACTCTGCGCTAAGCACCCTTGAGATGCTAGGCGCACCGACTAGAGGGACCGTCGAGGATCAGGCAGTCACCTGGCCTCAGTTGCTTGGGCCCGCAAACCCGCCAGAGATAAAGCCATTCGTCTATCTCAAGGTACGGCAGTTGTTTGACCCGCCACAAAATGCATTTTTGGTGTCGGCCCTACAGCATCAGCTTGACGAGTTGTCCTGGCGGATCACAGTACATTATAGTCGCTACAAAGGAGGTGTAGACCAGTGGAAACCTCTGCCCTAGCGCACCATGGCGTCAAGGGGATGAAGTGGGGCGTGCGCAAAGAACGCCGATCGTCCGGAAGCGGTATTCTGGGGCGTCTTGCGCGGCGCAAAGCCAACCCGAATGTGGGTATGGTTGATACACTCTACAAGCCCCAGAAGCCCAAAGTCGAACTGGTCGTTGACAAAAACGGCGGCAAGCCCAAGGAATCCCCTACATCGGGTCTGATCCGCGGCAAGCAGACCGCTGCGATCTCCGACAAACAACTCAAAGCCACCATCGAGCGTATCAAAATGGATGCCGAGTACGCCAAGCTGACGCGCTCCGGCTTTCAGAAGTTCCTCAGTCGTGTGGGCGACAAGCTGAGTGCTGAGGCGGCCGGCGTTGCGGCTGGGCTTATTTCGAAGACGGCGCGCCAGTACCTCGACATGGCCATGACGCCGGCTCGTGCCGGCAAGAGCGGCGGAGGTGGCGCGACCAAGTCGAAGCCATCTGGTTCGCCGCCCACCGCAACGCCAAATCTGCCGGTAGCGCCGAAATCCCCAAAACCTTCAGGCGGCGGAGGTAGCAGCGCCAAGAGCTACGGTAATGGCTGGTTCCGTCGCCGCTGGAATAACATGGCATCCGAGTTCAAACGGACATGGGACGGTCCGACGGCCACGACTCGTGACACGAACAAGAAGATTTATGACCAGTACGGCGACTACATGTTCGAGCGCGAAAGTGTCATCGACGAAAACGGCCGGATTGTGAAACCACGAAAGAGGTAGGTCATGGCGTTGTCAAACACGGCGACGCCGTACTACTACGGGCAGTTCCGCGAAAAGGTGATCCGAGGGGAGATACCCGTATGCGAAGAGATTTCGCAGGAGATGAACCGAATCGACGCCCTTATCGCCGACCCAAACATGTACTTCGACGACTCAGCAATCGACGGCTACGTCAAGTACTGCGAGGCAGAGCTTACGACTACTGATGGTGCAGATCTACACCTGCTCGACACTTTCAAGTTGTGGGCCGAGCAGTTGTGGGGCTGGTATTACTTCACAGAGCGCACGGTCTTTGTCTCAAACCCCGATGGTCCTGGCGGGCACTATGAACGCCGGCGCAAGAAGGTACGACTGACCAAGAAGCAGTACATCATCGTCGCCCGAGGCGGCGCCAAGTCGATGTACGCCTCTACCTGGCAGGCCTACTGGCTCAACGTCGATACTAGCACGACCCATCAGATCGTGACTGCGCCGACCATGCGCCAAGCTGATGAGGTTTTGTCCCCGATTCGTACCGCCGTCACGCGAGCCAGAGGCCCGCTGTTCAAGATGCTGACCCACGGGTCGAACAAGAACACGTCCGGCGATCCCGCTCAGCGCCAGAAGCTCGCCCCGACCAAGATGGGCGTGCAGAACTTCTTGACGAACTCTCTGATTGAGATTCGTCCGATGTCGATCGACCGTCTCCAGAGTCTTAGGTCAAAATACAACACAGTTGACGAATGGCTCTCTGGCGACGTTCGTGAGAACGTGATCGGCGCACTTGAGCAAGGCGCGTCGAAGCACGAAGAATACAGCATCATCGCAATCTCGTCCGAGGGCACGGTGCGAAACGGCGCTGGTGATGCGCAGAAGCTAGAGCTGGCCAAGATTCTACGCGGTGAGATGACGGCTCCGCATGTCTCCATCTGGCATTACAAGCTGGACAATGTCGAAGAGGTCGCAGACCCCCGCATGTGGGTCAAGGCCCAGCCCAACATTGGCATCACCGTCTCTTACGACGCCTACCAGCGAGACGTTGAACGCGCAGAGCAGGTCCCCTCCGCCCGAAACGATATTTTGGCCAAGCGGTTTGGGCTGCCCCTAGAGGGGTTCACGTACTTCTTCACATATGAGGAGGTCCAGCCGCATTCGCCGAAGAACTTCTGGAAGATGCCGTGCGCAATGGGGGCGGATCTATCCCGGGGCGATGACTTCTGTTCGTTCACGTTCCTCTTCCCACTGCCCGGTGGCGGCTTCGGCGTTAAAACACGCTCATACATAACGGAGGTTACTCTTGACAAACTCCATGCAGCACTCAGACTCAAGTACCAAGAGTTTCTGGACGAAGGCTCTCTTGTGGTTCTCCCCGGCACGATGCTGGAGGTCGATCGAGCGGTATATGACGATCTCGAGCGGTTCATTGAAGAGAATTCGTACGACGTTCGTGCGGTGGGCTACGACCCGTACAACGCGAAAGAGTTCATAGGTCGCTGGGAGACAGAGAACGGCCCGTACGGGATCGAGAAAGTCCCGCAGGGGGCCCGTACCGAGTCTGTGCCGCTAGGCGAGCTCAAGACTTTTGCTTCGCGGCGCCAGCTGCTCTTCGATGAGGCGTTGATGTCCTTCTGTCTCGGTAACGCGATCACCATGGAGGACACCAATGGCAATCGCAAGCTGATGAAGAAGCGGGCCGAAGACAAAGTCGACGCGGTAGCAGCGCTGATGGATGCGTTTGTCGCATTCAAGCTACACCGCGACGCATTCGAGTAGAAAAGGAGGCGCAATGGCGTCTTTTGGCGAACGACTTCGCCATGCGTGGAACGCCTTCCGACGACCGCGTATTGAAGACCCCCGCTCGTTCGGGCGGTACGGTAGAACACAAATCCCGCACACGTATATCAGCTCCGAGCTGAGCGTTCTGGCCGCAGTCAAGACACGGATCGCCATGGATTGCGCCGACGTGCGCATTCGCCATGTCAAGAAGAACGCAAAAGGGCAGGTCGATGAGGTTGTCGCCGACGGGCTGCACAATTGCCTGAACGTCGAGGGCAACCTGGACCAGAGTGCTCAGGCGCTCCGGATGGACATCTTCCAGACGCTCCTGAACAAGGGCGTTTGCGCGATCGTGCCGGTGGACACAAGCCTGGATCCGTCAAAATCGGATTCGTATGACATTAAAACGATCCGAGTCGGCGAGGTAATCGAGTGGTTCCCTGAGTATGTCAGGGTTAAGCTCTTCAATCCCGAAAAGGGCGAGCTGGACGAAATCGATCTCCCGAAGAGGCTGGTCGGAATTGTGGAGTCTCCGCTCTACGCCATCCTCAATGCGCCGAACTCGACATTCCAGCGGCTCTCACGAAAGCTTGCGCTTCTCGACAGTGCTGATGAGGCCGCTGCGGCGAACAAGCTTGATCTTATCTTCCAGCTGCCCTACGTCGTCCGAACGGACGCTCGTAAGGCCCAGGCCAAACAGCGTTTGTCTGAGATCACAGAGCAACTTACCGGCTCCAAGTACGGCATCGCTTACGCCGATGCTACAGAGAAGATCACTCAGCTCAACAGACCAGTTGAGAACACGCTGCTTACCCAGATCGAGTATCTCACCAAGCGACTTCACGCTGAGCTCGGCGTGACCGAAGAGGTTCTTGCGGGCACCGCGGACGAGACCGCAATGATGAACTACCGCCAGCGAACGATCAAGCCGCTCGTCGAGGCGGTTGTGGAAGAGCTCCGGCGAAAGTTCCTCACTAAGACCGCTCGGGGGTTGGGGCACGACTTGGCAACGTTCAGTGACCCTTTCGCGCTCGTTCCTGTCTCGGAACTGGCCGAACTCGCAGACAAACTGATACGCAACCAGATCGTAACAGCCAACGAGTTCAGGCCCGTTCTCGGCCTACCCCCTGCGCCCGACCCGGATGCAGACAAGCTGCGAAATCCAAACCTCCCGGTCGAAGACACGACGCCCCCCGTGGACGTCCCGTAACGAAAGGTCAAAATGAAACCAGACTTTTCTGGATACGCCACTCGGGCCAATGTTCTGTGCTCGGATGGTCGAACGATCGCGCCTGGCGCGTTCAAACATCAGGATGGAGCTACGCTTCCGCTGGTGTGGGAGCACCGAGGCAAAGCCATGGAGAACATCCTCGGCCGAGCCCAGCTCCAGCACCGTGATGACGGCGTGTATGCCCTCTGCGCATTCAACAACACCCACGCTGCCGATACGGCGCGAGAACTGGTGAAGCATGGTGATCTCAATTCGCTGTCGATCTACGCCAAGGATCTGAAGCAGCAGGGCGCTACCGTCATGCACGGCGAGCTCGTCGAGGTGTCCCTCGTACTGGTCGGCGCGAATCCTGAGGCGCGCATTGACGAGATATATCTCACCCACTCTGATGGCATGAGTGAAGAACTGGAAGGAGAGGCGCTTATGTCGTTTGGCGCCCAGATTCAGCACGCAGACGAGACTGAAGCGGAGGACTCCGGCGGCGAGAAGACCGTTGCCGACATCCTCGACACCATGAACGATGAGCAGAAGAACGTCGTGGCCTGGCTCGTGGAGCAGGCTGCGGAAGGAAAGCTCGATGATGAAGAGGGCGACGATGCACAGCCCGCAGCGGACGCTGAGCACAGCGACTCGCCCGCCGAAGACATCAAACACTCTGACACGAAGGACACCGAGTTGACTCACAACGTCTTCCAGGGGAACACCCCCTCCAATGAGCTGAAGCACACCATGACTGGCGAGCAGATCAATGCCATGTGCAAGGCCGCTCTCGAGAACGGTGGCAAGTTCAGCACGACCGTTCTTCAGCACGCCGCTCAGTACGGCATCGACAAGATCGAGTACCTGTTCCCCGAGGCCACTGCCGTCTCTGACACGCCGGACTTTATCAAGCGCCGCACGGAATGGGTGCGCGACGTTCTCGGCGGTATCCGACGCTTCCCGCATGGCCGGGTCAAGAGCCTGCACGCCGACATCACGGCGGATGAGGCTCGAGCGAAGGGCTACACCAAGGGCGCCAAGAAGGTTGAGGAAGTCTTCAAGCTGCTGAAACGCGAGACCTACCCGACCTGGATCTACAAGAAGCAGAAGTTCGACCGTCAGGACATCATCGAGGCCACCAACCTCCGCGTAATCGACTTCGTCAAGCAGGAGATGCGTATCATGCTGGACGAGGAGTTCGCTCGCGCGATTCTGATCGGGGATGGCCGCGCCTCCGGGCACGCGGACAAGATCGACCCGGAGAAGCTCCGCCCGATCTGGACTGACGATGAGCTGTACTCGATCCACAAGACCCTGGACAAGACGGTCGAAGGTATCGACCTGGTTGAGAGCGTCACTCGCTCCATGACCGAGTACCGCGGCAAGGGGTCTCCGACTCTGTTCGTCTCCCCCGACACCATGGTCGATCTCCAGCTCATCAAGGACAAGAACGGCGCGTACATGTTCCCGACGGACGACGTTCTCGCTCGTCGCATGCGTGTTGGACGCATTGTCGAGGTTCCGCTCTTCGCTGGCGCGAAGCGTACTGTCGGAGCGGCAGAAGTTGACCTGATCGGCATCGCCGTCAACCTTGGTGACTACACTGTGGGTAATGACTCCGGCGGCGAGATCTCGTACTTTGATTTCTTCGACATCGACTTCAACCAGATGAAGTACCTGTACGAGCTCTTCATGTCGGGGGCTCTGACCACTCCGAAGTCTGCCGTTGTCCTGGAGCGCAAGCGCGCCTGACGTCAAAATGGCACGATTTATTGGTAACATAGGGTACGCCGAGTATGTTGACAAAGGCGACGGGGTCTTCGCGGAAAAAATCGTCGAGCGCAAAGCCCGAGGTGATGTAAACCGCGTTGCCCGCCGCTGGGAAACGACAGAGAACCTGAACGACGATCTAGTCGTGTCGCATGAGTTCTCCATCGTGATGGACGCGTACGCGTTCGAGAACTTTGTCAACATCCGCTACGTTGTGTGGGGCGGCGCGCGCTGGCGTGTCAATTACATCGAGGCCCGTCGCCCCCGCCTCGTGCTCACCGTAGGAAAGGTTTACAATGGGCCAGCGCCTGAAGCTCCATAAGCAGCTCGAGCTTGCGCTGGGGTCCAAGCGGGTCTATTACCAACCACCCCCTTCTGTGAAGCTCGAGTACCCGTGTATCATCTACAGCAAGACTGACCGTGAGCTTTTGCGGGCTGACGACAGCGTGTACAAGTCGTTTGATCGTTATCAGGTCGTGGTTCTATACACCGACCCCGATTTCGGCGCGGCTGACCATGTCTTGTCGTTACCGTGGGCCACGTATAACCGACATTACGCTGTGAACAACGTCTACCATGACGTGTTGTATGTCTACAGCGACTAACGAAAGGAGCCACTGTGGCCAAAGCTGCACTGGTTTGGGATAAGGACGGCGAGCGTTTCTACAAGGGCGGCGCCGACCGCGGTGTTCTGTTCGTGATGAACGATCAGGGCGCCTACGGCGAGGGTGTCGCCTGGAACGGCCTCACCAAGGTCAGCCAGTCGCCCGAGGGCGCCGAGGCGACTGAGAAGTACGCAGACAACCGAGTCTACGCCGTTGTTACTTCTCCTGAGAAGTTCAAGGGTACCATTGAGGCGTTCCAGTCGCCGCCCGAGTTCGACGTCTGTGACGGTGAAGCCGAGCTCGCCCCCGGCATTGCCATTACCCAGCAGACTCGGCGCAAGTTCGCCCTCTGCTGGCGGACCAAGGTCGGTAACGATGTCAAGGGCTTCGACTTCGGCGAGGAGATTCACATTGCGTACGGCTGCAAGGCCGCGCCGAGCTCCGCCGACAACGAGACCCTGAACGAGTCTCCCGAGCCCACCACTCTCTCGTGGGAGTTCGCGACTGAGCAGACCAACGTCGCCGGCCACGCCCCGACGGCACACCTCATCATCCGCTCGTCCCGGGTCGGCGAAGAGAAGATGAAGAAGGTGCGGGAAGCGCTCTATGGCAAGGACCCGACGAGCCAGGGTGGCGCTGACGGCGTTGCGCCGAAGCTGCTCACCCCTGACGAGATCAAGGCGCTCGTCCAGTAAGAGAGGACCGTTAACGAATGCTTGAGCTTGTGGTGCCAGGCGGAGACCATTACGACGAAGCCACCGGCGAGTTTCAAACAACCGAGCCTACAGTATTGCGGCTTGAGCATTCGTTGGCGGCACTAGCTGACTGGGAGTCAAAATGGAAGCTGCCTTTCCTAACTCTGGAAAAGCGCACACCCGAGATGGTGAAAGACTACCTCCGCTGCATGGCGGGCGGGTTTCTGCCCGATGAAACGCTCCAGCGTTTGACTTCGGAACAGCTCCAGTCTATCACCGAATACATTGACGACCCGCATACCGCTACTACGTTCCGAGGCGGTGAGTCGTCTTCGCCCAAAGCGATCACGTCCGAGGAGATCTATGGCTGGATGGTTGCCTATCGTATACCGTTCGAGTGCCAGCATTGGAATCTCAACCGGCTGACGACGTTGATACGTGTGTGTGGCATCCAGCAGAATCCGAAGAAGCAAAAAGAGTCCCGAATGGAGACACTGAATCGGTACCGCAGCGTCAACGAAAAACGCCGCGCTGAAACCGAGGAGCGACTCCGTGCTCAGCGTAAGTCATAGCGGCGATTTCTCTCGCACACAACAGTTTCTGGCGAAGATCCTGAAGCCCGACATACGATCGCGGCTGGAAGCCTTCGGGCAAGCCGGCGTTCAGGCTCTGGCCGCCGCCACCCCCAAGCAGTCCGGCGAAACAGCCGCTGCCTGGGGGTACAAGGTGGAGCAAAAAGACGGCGTTTGGGGTATTTCCTGGACGAACAGCAACCGCCAAAAAGGCGTCCCGATCGCTATCATTCTCGAGTACGGTCACGCTACAGGCACAGGCGGCTGGGTTCGAGGACGGTCGTACATACCCCGTGCGATCCAACCAATCATGGACAAGATTGCAGACGATGTGTGGAAGGTGGTGACTAACGCCCCATGAGCAAACTTGACGAACGCATAGTCTCGATGAAGTTCGACAACAAGCAGTTTGAGCAGGGCATCAAACAAACCCAGGCCTCGCTGAAGAACTTCAACAATGCTCTGAACTTTGACAAGGCAACGGCCTCACTTGGCGCAGTCTCCGACGCTGCCAAAAACGTCAAAATGGAACCGCTCCTTGAAGGGGTGGAGAAGGCCCACACGGGTTTCAAGGCATTTGAGGTTGCTGCGATCACGGCCTTGGCCAACATCACGTCCAAGGTGGTCGACTCGGCTCTCCAGTGGACGAAGAACCTCGTCTTCAACGCCCCCACCGACGGATTCCGCGAGTACGAGACCCAGATTAACGCGGTCCAGACCATCCTCGCGAACACGATCAAAGAGGGCACAAATGTCAGCATCGTCAACAAGTACCTTGACCAGCTGAACGACTACGCTGACAAGACGATCTACAACTTCACCGAGATGACTCGGAACATCGGCACGTTCACCGCGGCCGGTGTGAAACTTGAACCGGCTGTGAAGTCGATCAAGGGTCTGTCCAACCTGGCCGCTCTAACCGGCACCAACAGCCAGAAGGCCTCGGCAGCGATGTATCAGATGTCGCAGGCCATGGCTTCGGGCCGCGTCGCTCTACAGGACTGGATCTCCCTAGAGCAGGCTGGGATGGGCGGCAAGCAGTTCCAAGAACTGGCTAAGGATACTGCGCAAGCCATGGGTGTCATCGACAAGCTCGACAAGAAGTCGAAGTCGATGTTCAAGAACAAGACGTTCCGCGAATCGCTCAAGGGCGGTTGGTTGACGGCCGACGTCTTCACCCAAGCCCTCGAGGTTATGACTGGCTCACTGACCAAGGCGGACCTCCTTGCCAAGGGCTACACTGAAGAACAGGCGACCTACTACGAGAAGCTCGGCCAGACAGCGTTCAAAGCCGCCACTGAGGTTAAGACCGCAACCCAGCTCATGGAGACCCTTGCCGAAGCGCAGGGTACTGGCTGGGCGCAGACCTGGCGTATCATATTTGGCGACTTCGAAGAAGCCAAGGAGTTGTTCACCTGGCTCTCTGACGTTCTGGGTAAGGTCATTGGCGAGTCAGCCGATGCTCGGAACCAGATGTGGCAACAGTGGAAGGACTTGGGTGGCCGAACCGCGGTAGTTAATGCGCTTAAGAACGTTCTCGTTGGAATCGGCCGCATCCTGGGCCCGATTCGTGGCGCTTGGCATGCTGTCTTCCCGCCGACCATGGGTTCGACTCTCGCCGCCATATCGCATGGGCTGGAGCGCCTCACTCAAGGGCTTATTCTATCCGAACCCAATGCCGAGAAGCTCAAGCGTATATTCCAGGGTTTGTTCTCGGTCTTTGGTCTGGTTACCCAGGCGGTCGTGGCCGTCGCCAAGGGTTTTGGCGCGCTCTTCAATGAATTGTTCGCTTTGCTCCCCCGGGGTAATGGAACAATCCTTGAGTTCATCGCCGGGCTCGCGGACTGGGTCACGAATCTCCACAACTCGGCCAAAGAGTCGGATTTCTTCCTCAAGCAGGTCCAGAAGTTCGGTGATTGGGTTCACTGGCTCGTCGAAGTCGCTACGCCGTACTTCATCCAGGCGGGCCAGGCCATAGGGAAGTTTGGAACCGACGCGTGGCGGGGGCTCGGCGAGTTCATCAAGCTGACTCAGGCCAAACTCGAGGAACTTAAAGCATATTTGGTCCCCCGGGCCAAAGAAGCAGCAGATGCAACCAACGCTGAGCTTGGTAAGATAGGCGCTGTAACCACTGCTACTGGTATGGCGGGCTTCGAAACGCTCAAGAACTGGTTTGAGTCCGTCGCCCGCGCTGCGGAGGAGTTCTCTCGCCGCGTGAAGCAGGCGTGGGAAGACGCCACGCGAGAGTACAAAAAGTTCAAAACCGCCCAGGTCAAGCAAGGCGTTGACACTGGCGGTGAGCAGTATAACCAGCTGCTTGCCGGAACCAACCTCACGCTTGGCGCTGGTATTGGCGCGGGGCTCTTCGTCCTTGTTCAGCGACTCGCCGGAATCGCCAAGAAGGTCAAGAAGAACCTGAAGTCGATGAACGATGCCGTTGAGAAATTCGGCAAAGTCATCGACGCAGTTCGTGACCATCTGAAAGCACTCACTGGGGCGGTCAAGGCCAAGGCGCTTCTCTCTATCGCGCTTGCCGTAGGTGTTCTTGCGCTGGCCGTCTGGGGCTTGTCACGCGTTGACCCACTTAAACTCACCATCGGCCTCGGGGCGCTCTCGGTCTTGCTCGGCGAGATCGCGGGTATGCTTTGGGTCATGTCCAAGATGGAGGGTCTTGGCGGCACTGAGTTCGTAAAACTCGCAGCTGGCTTGGTTCTTCTGGGTGTAGCGGTCGGTCTCCTGGCTCGGTCGGTCGAGAAACTAGGCAACATGGACCCCTGGAATCTAGCCAAGGGCCTGTTTGCCATACGCTCGGCCACGGTCGGGCTCATACTCGCCGTAGACAAGATGCCCGCGAACGAAAAGCTGGGTAAGACCGCGCTTGGTTTGATTGCACTTGGCGTTGCACTTCTCGTCGTGGCGCAAGCCGTCAAAATGATGGGTACTCTTCGCTGGCAGGACCTCGCCAAAGGCCTAGCAGCGTTTGCTATTGTACTCGGCGGCCTTGTGCTGTTCATGGACTCCGCCAATTTCGACGGGTTCAAGAAGGAGTCTTCGGGGCAGCTCCTGGCAATGGCCGGGGCGATGTTGATCCTGGCCTTTGCGATAGAGAAGGTCGGTAAGCTCCCGCTCAAGCAAGCAGCTCAAGGCGTCGTGGCCATCTCGGCGATTCTTGCAGCCATGGGCGGCTTTATGAAGCTCACCAAAGGCAGCAACTTCAGCGGCTCCAGTGGCGTCGGCCTTATCGGTATGGCTGTCTCCATGGAGCGTTTGGCTGGTGTCGTTGAGCGCTTCGGTACCATGAAGATCGAAGTCCTTGAGCAGGGCTTCAAAGCGCTGGCTATGGTTCTCTTCACGGTCGTCTTTGCTCTGAAGAGGCTGGACGAGGACGCACTGCCGGGCGGCGCGGGACTACTCGCCCTCGGCTTGGCGCTGTCTTTTGTGGCTGGTGTGGTGCAGCGGCTTGGCGAGATGGATGTCTGGAAGCTTGCGCAGGGGCTCACTGCTCTTGTAGTTTCCATTGCGGCTATGGCCGGAGCCATGATCCTGATCAGCAAGTTCAAGGCTAGTCCTCGGGCTGCTGCGTCGCTTATCCTGATGGCCGCTGCTATCGGAATGTTGGTCCCGTCCATTCTGTTGCTCGGTTCCGCGGGGCTAGGTGTTGTCGCGGTTGGTGTCGGCGCGATCGTCGTCGCGCTACTAGCTTTGGCGGGCGCCTCGCTTCTAGTCAGCAAAGCCATCGCTCCGATGCAGGCTCTCGCTCTGGCGCTTTTGACCTTCGCTGCTGCCGTAGCAGTGTTTGGCCTTGGAGTGCTGGCGCTCGGCGTAGGACTGGCAACGCTGGGTGCAGCTGGCGGTGCCGGCATTCAGGTGTTGACATCGGCAGTCCTATCGCTGATCTCGACGCTGCCATTTATGGCGCAAAAGCTGGCAGAGGCGTTCATAGCGTTTCTCCAGGTCCTGGCCGAGAACACGGGCCCGATCTCCGAGGGTTTCTCGGCGATCGTTGTTTCGATTCTTCAGGTGCTCATCGACGCCACGCCTAAAGTGGCTGAGCTCCTGATCGCGTTGGTCACTGCGGCCTGTCAGGTCCTCGCTGATTGTGCGCCGAAGATTGTCGACGCCGGCATCAAGCTTATCATGGCACTGTTGCGCGGCATCCGCGACAACATCCGAGAGATCACGGTCACAACGGCTGAGATCATTGCGGAGTTCGTTAGGGGCATCGGGGAGGGTATCCCTAAGATCGTCGACGCGGGCATGAAGGCCATGATCGACTTGTGTAACGGTATGGCCGACGCAATCGATAATAACCATCAGGCCCTCCTTGCCGCAATGTCTCGTCTGGGCGGTGCCGTTATCCGAGCCCTATGGGACGCTATTGCCGGCGCCGTTCAAAATGTCGGCGGATTCCTACTCAATATTGGTAAAGCCATTGTTGAGGGTATCTGGAACGGGATCAAAGCAGCGGTCAAGTGGTTCACCGACATGGTCTCGAACTTCTTCAAGGGTATTGTCGACGGCGTTAAGCGTATGCTCGGCATCCGTTCGCCTTCTCGCGTGTTCCGTCAAATTGGCGGCTACATGATGGAGGGTTTGAGCCTTGGTGTCGAAGACGGAAGCAACGCCGCGGTACAGAAGACCGACGCAGTCGCTCAAGCGCTCGTCGACGCTGTCGAGGACGTATTCAAGGACCTAAATCCCGAAGATATAGACCTGGAACTGCGTCCGACGGTGACGCCAGTAGTGAACCTTGACGAAGCGCGCGCTTCTGCCGAGAGCTTGAACAATCTGTTCGGTCCAGCCGGCATGCGCCTCTCTGCAAGTGCCGCCCAGGCCGATCCTGCAAACCGCCTGCGCGATCGTGAGCCAGTTGTGCAGAACGTCACGAACACGACCAACGTCGAGTTCACCCAGAACAACCATTCGCCAGAAACGCTGGACGCGATGACGATCTACCGTCAAACTCGCAACCAGCTGCGTCAGCTCGAAGAGGCAAGGCTATGATCACAGGGATCGTTTCGTATCCCCCAGGCGCCGACGCGTACACGTTCAATCTGGAAGGCGCGGACGAGTCCGGGATCGTCATCAGTCAGATCGATGGTCTCGGGCCCGCCGCGGCCTCCCTCCATATGGAATCGGTGTACAATGTCGACGGTTCCTTTCCCACGGGTATACAGGTGGGGCAACGCAACATCACAATCGATTTCATACTCCCAGGGGCGAATCCACAGGAGAAACGCCGGCTTTTGTACCGCGCGTTCCCGGTGAAACAGCGTATCCGGCTGGACGTTCTGACTGAGAAACGTACGTACACTATTAATGGGTATGTGGAGACCCTCGCGCCCGGTATATTTACGCCGCAGCAAACCGTGCAGATCAGCATGGTGTGTCCGCGGCCATATTTCCGGCAGATTGAGGGTTACGCCTCCGCTGGCGTTGAGTTCCGAGCAGCCACTTCATCGTTCACATTCCCGATATCCACCCCGCCTGACAAAATGTTCGGCAACTTGGTCAAGACGGGTACAGTGACGGTTGATTACTCGGGCGACGCTCCGACAGGAGCGCTAATGAGATTCGTTCTCGCGGATAACCCAGGCACCCTGTCTGTGACAAACCACGCCCGGGGCGAAACCTGGAAGCTGGACTTCAACATCTACAAGCGCGTTATGGGGTACACGCCCGGCGTGGGGGATACTCTAGAGATTGACGCTCGTGAGGACAACCTATACGCCGTGGTGTGGCGCCAGAATGGGCAGCGCGTCCTCGCAACCGGTATGGTGGAGTTTGGGTCCGCGTGGCCCACGCTTTATCCAGGCATAAACCCGATCGAAATAGCTACGACATACGGCAACGCCAATACCGCGTTCAGTAAAGTGGATCTTATGTATTCTCCACTATTTATGGGGGTCTGATGCAACGAGATATCGATTTCATTCGTGTGCTGGACGAAAAGCTCAAACCCGTGGGCGCCATTACCAAGTCGCAATGGTCGTCGTTCATCTGGACTGAACGCTATCAGGACCCGGGCCAGTTCGAGTTGAAGCTTTGGGGTGGAGTATATGAGGCTCTATCGTCGGCGACCGACTACCTGGGGAAGTTCCTGCGTGTTCCCGTGTCCGATGAGACCATGTACGTGGAGAAGGTGCGGTACGAGGGTACCCGGCAGGACCCTTACATTGTTCTCACAGGCCGTACGGCGGAGGTTATATTGGGCAACCGAGTCCTTCGGGGTCTAGTTTTTCCGTATGGGGTTCCCGCACACGAGTTGTTCCAGTACGCGTGGGACTGGACGCTCGGAAAAGACGCTCAAGCCGCGAGGCAGATACCGCAGCTCCTACTCGATTCTCCCGACCACATGAGCGCTTATGTGGACTACGATCCGGACGGGAAGACGTTGCACGACTTCGCCGTCTACATGGCGTCACTCCACAAGAACGGGCTGCGGACACGTCTACACCAGGATGAGCAAATCGCCATCAACTTCTATCGCACGCGCGACCTGACAGGCGCTTCGGGTACGGCCAACCCTGTGGTATTCACAGATACCACTAAGTCGCTGATCAACATGGTCTACGAGAAGGATCTGCTTTCGCACAAAAACATCGCGTACGTGTTCCTACGCGGAGCGCATGATGACGCAAATGCCACAGTGTGGTTTGAGGTGGACAATGGTGCACCTTCAGGGATTGGTCGACGCGAGGGTATAACCCAGCCCAATATCACCTGGACCAAAGCGGGCATGGCCACCTACGCGCAGCAGAAAGTGCTCACGCCCTACGGGCTGAGTTATATTTACGCCCATAAGCTCTACGACCAGATCGAAGGTGAAGCGCCGAACCAGTCTCCGTGGATCTACGGCGAAACCGGGCATTACTACCTTGGTGACTGGGTGATGCTCGGCACGAAAGACAAGTTCCAGCGCTGCCGCGTGCTGGAGTACACACATTCATGGACCGCCGGCGAGGGCTATCGCGGTTACCCCCGGCTAGAGCCCATGCCTAGAACTTAAGGAGAATGATGGCCGTTACAAGTGGCTTCTTCAACGCCGTATCGGGAGATCGGACATATTCAGCGGAGCAGTTCGGCGCTCTGTTCAACGGTATCATCACCGATGGTATATTCCACGCCGTAGGCGAGGCCTTCCGCGTTGACGCAGTCGGTGGCGCCAAGATCCGTGTCCGTTCGGGGCGCGCCTGGTGCCGAGGAACCTGGGTAGACAACTCGGGGGACCACGACATGAACTCGGCGTCCAACACATCGGCGACTCTCTCGCGTATCGACGCTGTCGTTCTGCGCTTCGACAAGAGCTCGAGGGCGAACGGCGTGGAATACGTACAGGGCGTCGCCTCCGCCAGCCCTCAAAAGCCGGCGATGACGAACCACGCGATGATGAAAGATATGCCCATCGCGTATATTCGTCGCCCGCCCAATGCGACTACGGTCGAACCCGCGCACATCGAGCAGGCTGTCGGTACCACCGATTCGCCGTTCATCACCGCGCCGCTTCAGAGCATCTCGGTCGACGCTGTAATCGGTCAGCTCAACACCATGATCTCGGCTTTGCAGAAGAAGACCGAAGACACGATCAAGAAAGTGGACGAGGACCTCAAGGCTGTTGGCGAGGCGAAAGCCAAGTTCACCACCTGGCTTTCCGAGGCTGAAGCCGCACTGGGCAAAGCCCCGAACGCTGGCTCCATCTCCGCAGCCCTGGCCAAGGCCACCAATGCGGAGAACCAGTCCCGGACCGCTCTGACGAACAGCCAGCAGGCGGTCGCGGACGCTGCGTCTGCTCGCCAGACCGCTGAGGGTGTGGCCGATAAGGCAAAGACCGCGCTTGAGCAGTCGCAGAAGTACGAAGCGCGGTTGACGACCGCCGAGGCCAACGCGTCCAAAGCCGCTGCGCTGATCCCGAGGGTGGCGGTCCTCGAGAAGACGCAGGCGAAAGGCGGGCTTCGTAACAACAGCCTTGGCGCACGCATCACCACTGAGCAGTACAACGATATTCACAGCGGGACGTTCGCGACCGTCGGAGTGGGTAGTTATTGGCAGCTCGGTGATTTCAACTATGTGGTTGTTGGGACGGACTGCTGCCTGGCGGACTTTCACCACGTGGTCGTCATGCCGGAGAAAGTCGTATTCCGGTCGCAGTACAGTCTCAACGAAAACGTTCCGGGCGGCTACAAAAACTCGCGCCTGGGCCTCTGGACGAAGACTGACTGGACAAACGCCATGCCTGCATGGTCCGCCAGCGGGTTCGACCCGTACGTCCCCGGCATATCTGAGCGCTGGTCTTCCGGCCTCACGGGGGCAAACGTCACGTCGAGTGAGTTCGTTACGCAGTACTTCGGCCTTCCCACCGAAACACAGATCTTCGGGCGGTCCTGGAACGGCCAGCTGAGCCCTCACGAGGCCGGCTTCAATGAGGTGCAGTTTGATCTGTTCCGCCTTGCGCCTTGGAAGCGCGCCTGTGATCAGCCGTTCTGGACGAGGAATCTCAAATCCAACACTGTTGCCTGCGGCGTCACCAGGTCCGGCATGCCCGACGCGTGGTACGTCAATAATACGACCGTTTACGTTCGGCCGTACTTCCTGATCGGGAGGGCATGATATGGAGGGCGCTTTTGGGCCGGTCCTCGCAGGCATTACTCAGGTGGTGACTGCTCTCGTCTGTGCTCTGGCTGCTTCGGCGGGTTTCTGGGGGTACGTGACGAAGAAAGACACCGAGAAGGATGCTCGCACCAACCTACTTCTAGGTTTGGCGTATGACCGCATATCGCATGTTGGTATGGGCTACATCGAACGCGGGTGGCTCACCAAGGACGAATACAGGGGCTTCATGGAGTATCTGTACACGCCATATTTGGCGCTGGGTGGTAATGGTCTGGCGAAGAAGATAGCAGATGAGGTGGCCGACCTCCCTATCTGCAACAAGCACAACTGAATAACAGAGTGTATAGTGACAGAAAGGAACCATAATGACTGAGTTTGACTTGGCACTTTGCCGCAGCGGCATGGCTCTCACGCACTGGACCATGGCTAACAAGGCTCGTCGCCTGGCCCGAAAAGCTCGAGAATACCTCGAGTCGGGCGCAGACGAGATGCCCGAGACGCTCTTGGCCGTGTATGAAGAGGACATGGCTGAATGCCGGCAGCAGATCCGCCTCATGAACCCGCATTAGACACCTCTCTCACCCTACCCAAGCGGTAGGGTTTTTTTTGCTAGTGCTATAGTGACAGAAAGGAACTATCATGACCATCTTCTTCATCCTCGTTCTCGCCCTGACCGCCGTCGGCTTCGGCGTCTTTTTCGGTTACGAAGCCTGGAACGCCCAGGATCGAGTCGAGATGGGAACGCTGTTTGTTGAACGTTGACCCTCTCAGCCTAGCCAAGTGCTAGGTTTTTTTTGCTAGTGCTATAATGACAGAAAGGAAAATGAAATGGAAAAATGGACCGAGCGCCATCATCAGATCGCTTCCGCTCTTGACGTCCTGCTTGACTCGGCAGAGCGAGCCCTGGCCGAAAGAGACCTCTACGAAATCGCCGCCTCGTTGAACGACATGATCTATGTCGTATCTGCGTGGGAGACGATCCGTAAGGCTCTGAATGCCCACGACCGCTTTGCCCTGACTCGTCGCATCGTCAGGGTGTGGGGGCGCTTGAATAAAGCGCTCGAACCTGCTCACTGACCTCTCTCGCCCTACCCAAGCGGTAGGGTTTTTTTGCTAGTGCTATAGTGACAGAAAGGAATAAAATATGTTTACGAAAAACCCCCTCCGCATCGCTGTCGGCATCGTCTTCGCGCTGTGGTTCGTTGGCTGCCTTGTGGTGGTCTCGCCCTTCTCCTGGGCGATGGCTGCACTCTGGCTCAGCCTGTCGTGCCGCGTGCTCACGCATCGGTGGCCTATGCGGGCTTGGCGGGATTTCCGCAACTCCTGACCTATCTCAGCCCTACCCTAGTGGTAGGGTTTTCGTTCTCTCAGAAAGGTAATACAGTGCTCAAACTTCAAAAGCCAATAACCGCCTTCGTCATAGGCGCCGGCGGTGGCTTGGTGGTGTCCGGGCTGCTCTACGGGCGAATGTTGGTTACACTGACCGGCATTCTGTGTGTCTTGGTCGGCAGTCTCGAATGGTATCGGTGAGCCATTTTTTCAAATCTTATAGTGACAGAAAGGAACAGAATGTATTTTCTCTATCTCTTGTCCATGCTGATGGGCGCACTGTCGATCGTTCTCGGAGTAACCCTGTCCGTGGCGGCAATAGCCGCAGGGCAATGGTATCTCGCGCCGGTTTCGATCGCCGTGTTTAGCGTATTGGCCTGGACGATATGGGATCTATGGAGACTCTGATCCCTCTCTCCGCCCTACCCTAGTGGTAGGGTTTTCGTTAACGAAAGGAACAACATTGACTGACGCACAGCACGCCTGGGACGAGCAGCTTGCAGCTGCTGTTGAAGCGTCCCGTACCCAGCCCAAAGCCTGGCTTCCCGCCGGCCTCTACGACACCCTCAAGTGGTGTACTCTCATCGGCCTCCCCGCGACCGCCACTCTCTATAGCGCCCTCGCAGCGGTGTGGAGCTGGGGCTTCTCCGGCGAGGTGGCCATGTCTGTCACTGCGATCTGCACCTTCCTTGGTGTCCTCCTCGGTCTGTCCAAGGCCGACTACAAGGCCAAGGACGCCGACATTAACGGCACGGTCCGTCTCGGCGGCGCCGATGCTCAGCTCAGCCTTGACGCACCCGCCTCTCCGGGCGACAAGGTGACCCTCAAGGTTCTCTGACCGTCTCTTACCAGAAAGGTTTACACAATGAACAAAAACATCCTCTACCTCATCGGCGGCACCTGCTCAGGTAAAACCTCGCTTGCGCGGGCTCTCGAAAAGCGTGGATACGTATGGGTCCGCAGCGTGACGACTCGCCCGAAGCGCTCAGGGGAAAACAACGAGTACGCAGAATGGATCGGCGAAGCGGAATTCAACCGTCGTAACGCCAGCGGCGAACTTGACTATGTGCGCGAATACACGACGCACGGTGCGATGTGGAAATACGGCTTTCGCAAGCGAGATCTCCGTTTCCGGTCGGACACGCGTTACGTCATGATAGGTGACCCTGTCTCGGCGCGGCGGGCTTTGGAAGAGGGCATGAACGTCGTGCTTCTTTATGCGCACCCAATGCTTATCCATGACAGGCTCAAGGCCCGGGGGTGCGATAAACATTTTATTGCGCAGCGTCTCGAAAAAGACAAAGCGGACTTCAGCGAGTTCTCTGAGCTCATGGACCGAATGGCGCCTCGCGTATCGTGGTCGGTGGACGGACCTACGACACAGCCTAGATTGGCTTATCGGTTTGCGACTTGCCGTCAAGACACGCTTTGGGACCGCAGCTGTGCTATCGAATTTGTCGAGCGCGAAGTAACACGTGAGTGGTGACTCGCTGTAACCCAAGAACGGAGAACCCCTTACTCATGACTGATTGGCACAAACTCATACGTACGGCAACGCCTTACATTCTCACATCTTCAGCCCTGGTTGGGGTTGGTCTGACGGCCTTCTTCACGGCCAAGGGCGCGCTAAAGGCCCAGGACATCCTGATACGCAACGAGGCTCGCCACGCCCCCTTCAAGCGGCAGGTAGGACTGGTTTGGCGGGAATTCATCCCAGCGATTTCTGCGGCGGCCGTAACCGGAGCGTCGATCATCGGACTCCACGGCGTTCTCGGTCGACGAATCGCGTCTGTGGCCGCCGCTACAGCAGTAGCTGAGAGTCAGCTTGATCGGCTCAAGACCGCCGTCAAAGAGACAGTATCGCCACAGCAGCGCGAAGAGATTCAGAACGCTGTTTCCCGACCTGTCGCAGACACTCAGATCGCGCCGCCTGTCGCAGACGACCTCGCTGAAGGCACGCAGCTCTGCTTTGAGGCTTACTCAGGGCGATATTTCATTGCCTCCATGGAGGATATCCGAGCGGCTATCAATACGCTTAACGCGCAGGTTAACAACTCGCTGTACGCTAGTATAAATGACCTGTATGACCAGCTCGGACTCGAACGCACCCGCTATGGCGACGACGTCGGGTGGAATAGTGACCATCTCGTCGAGCCCTGCTTCTCTGCTGACCTGACCGGCGATGGACGCCCTTATATTGTTCTGGACTACGAGAAAGGCCCGACTCACACGTATGACCGAATCTACTGAGACGACCGTTGAATACGAATACGGTCAGCGCGAGGCGCTGGTCATGTACTATCTCGGTTCTGCCGAACATGTGCAGTACTACGAACGAGACCTCCGACGTGTAGAAGGCGAGGCGAACTGGAAAGAGCTGCATCTCCCCCGTGCGGGTTCATGGCTGGCCAGCGCCAAAACCCAGCTCCGCGCTATGCGAGAAATGTTCGACAAGCTGCCCCAGGTCCGAAAACAGAGCGCTGAGACCGCTCTACGTCACCACACGCTTCGAGCTCGCGAGCTGTCAACGTGGTACCGAGTTACGCGGTGAGACATATTTTCTCACCATATAATGACAGAAAGGAATGAATATGTCTGAAGAAAACCCCAAGACCACCATCGTCTCCCGGATTCGGGACTGGGTCTCCGCGCACCCGATTGTCGCCGGTGTGATTGCCGGCTCCGCTGCCGTAATTGCCTGCCAGGTGGTTACGGCGCGTGCCTGCAACAACGCAGAGCTGACAGTTGGCGACGCCGCCTCTCTCGAAATCGAAGGCGAAGTGGCCGAAGAGTGACCTTCTGACGACCCTCCGTCATGCCCTACCCTAGTGGTAGGGTTTTATTTACAGTGGTTATAGTGACAGAAAGGATTTGACTATGAACAACACTCATCTCTCCTTCCGGACCATCGACACCATCGACGGTATCCTTGACGGTATCGCCAAGCTCGATCCTAGTCGCTACATGTACGCGCATCTCGACATCCTCGACGCGCTGTATGAGCTTCTGACTTTTAGGAACTCGGGCGAGGCACAGCGCCTCAAGAACCGCCTCGGGTCCATCCGCGAAGAGATCGAGGCCGTTCTTCTCCCCTGACCTCTCTCGCCCTACCCTAGTGGTAGGGTTTTGCTAATCCGAGCGCGCCCAGAATGGCGCTTTTACTTTCATCTTTCGCACATGCAAAAGGAGCCCAAAATGATCAAGAAAGAAGTTACGATTGACGGATTCGACGGCCCTGAAAAGCGCACTTACTACTTCCACATGACCAGGGCCGAGGCCCTGAAGTGGGTGAAGGAAACCAAAGGTGCGCTCCCCTCCGAGCTGGACCGCATTGCGAACCTTCCTACGGATGGAGACATCACGGACCTCCTGGAGATGGTCGGGCGGATCCTGCATCGCTCGGTTGGGGTTCGCGAAGGAAGCCGCTTCGTCAAGGCGCAGGAGATCGCGGACGACTTTGTGTTTAGCGGCGCTCTAGATGTCGTTCTGGACGACCTGATGCGCAACCCTGAAGAGACGGAACGGTTCGTAGGGAATATCTTCCCGTCGAACATTACTCAGCAGCTGGCGAAGTCCTGAGCCATATTTGCAGGCCCTATAGTGACAGAAAGGAATAACTGTGGCTTTTGAAATCTACGCAGAACGCCCCCTCGCTGAATCGATCGCCTGCGCAACCGTGAGCGCTGGCGTCGCAGCCACTGTCGCCTGCTTTGGCGCCCGCACTCTCATGTCCGAACATGACGGACAAAGAGAGCTTGGCCCCTGGGCGACTCTGGTCGTGGCCGCTGGCGCATACGTCGCGTCTTGGGTTATCGACTCATCGATGCGTAAAGCGTTCATGAAAAACCGCCCTTGACCTCTTGCACCCTACCCTAGTGGTAGGGTTTTCGTTTCAACAGAAAGGTTGAAGATGACCCCGCTGGAGATCGTACTGGTTACAGCACTTGCGATCTGTGTAATCGTGGAGCTCGGCATCATTCTGTACGATTAGCTTTATATTCTGTTGCTATAGTGACAGAAAGGAATAATATGGAATCTTCTACTGAAGCTGTAACCATTGATGATGCGATAGCATCGCACCTCCGTACGATGTACGAAGACGGACTCAAGTACGACGAGTACCACCAGATGATCGCAGACTTGGATAGGCTGGCTGCTGCTAAAGAGCGTATTGCTCCGGCGCGGCGCCCACTCTCCAGAGACGCGATTCTTGGCGCGTGCACGTCCATCGCGACAGTCGTTGTCATCGTCGTGGCGGAGCACGTTGCGCCGCAGCTATCTAAGGCGTTCGCCTTCGTTCCGAAGCTCTTCCGCTGACCCTTCTACTACCCTACCCTAGTGGTAGGGTTTTCGTTCTCTCAGAAAGGTAATCATGGGTTTCTACGATTTCATGTATGCGTTTGTCGTATGCGCTCTCTCCGTGTTCGTCGTGTATCTGTTCGGCCTGATCCTCAGCGATTGATGAGCAAGAGAGGCTTCCGGCGCCCGGAACGGGTACTTCGGCAGTGGTGTACGGACATTCACGCCAAGCAACCCAACGAGCTTGTGGTTATGTATTTTGATGGTCCGTGGGTTCTCGAGGTGCGCCCGATCTACGTCGCGGACCCACCAGTCAATACGCTAACCGACTGGAAATTGCTACTCCTCCGAATCCGCGATCTGGTCTCCTGGCTCTTGAAGCAGGAAGGATTTGACGGACTCGGAGGGGTCGAAGACGATTTTGAATGGAGGCTGTACCGTGGCTCTTGTTAGTATGCCACAGCCCAATTCCCGCAATAGTAAACAACCAAGACAGATTCAGCCCGTTGCACAAGCGCGTCTCGCGGAGAAGCGCGGTAGTCGGCTGAAAAGCGCCCTCGTCGCAGAGACCGGCAGGGCGTTGTTCGAGTACGCTATCTACGACGTCATCGTGCCGATGTTCAAGGACGCTGCGTCCTTGATGTTCAACCGAGCATTGTACGGCGACGGACGCGGTTACCCCGTTGGTCAAAGCTCGTCGTACGGGCGGACTGACTACGGCGCATATTCTCGTCCTCGATCTGACGGCTCCGTGCGGGATCCGCGACGGGAACTCTCGCCCCGAGTCAAGTCACAACACAACTTCGACGAAGTTGTGTTCAATGACCGTGCCGAGGCAGACCTCGTCCTTGAACGGCTGATGGACCTGGTCGACGCCTATGGCGTCGCGACAGTTGGCGATTTCTACGACCTCGCCGGTATCAGCACCGACCATCCCGACAACGACTGGGGGTGGGAGCGTCTCGGGGGCGCCGCTATCCGCCGGACTCGAGCGGGGTATATTCTTGATCTGCCCAGGCCCGTTTCGATTGACCCGAGGAGGTAAAAATGGATATTACAGACACGCATGCCGTAACTCCAGACGAAGCTTCGTATGAGGTCACGAAGGCGCTGCTACCGTTCTTGATCGAAGCAGGCACACCTGTCTATATCTGTCGAGACGGCTGGACGCGGTCTATCCAGAGAGACGACGGTGTGATCTTCATTGTCGATCTCGGGTACGCTCAGCGAGGGATGGTGCAGGTTGTCCTCTAAGCGCAACAAGCGAACTGTACCCTGCGAGCCGTACGATGCGCTCGGCATGATTGAAGCGGACCGAGAGTACGCGAAGCATCGTCTAGAAATGGTCTGGGCGACGTCTATCACGACGATTGAGTCGTCCGACGATATCGTCATCCGAATTAAGAAGTTCAAAGAAAGGAGCTAACATGGCAACCAATCAGATGGAAGAGATCTGGATAAGCAAGCAGCGGAACAAAGTTCTGGGGGCGATTATCGATCGCTACCCCGACTCGAACCTGTACATCGAAGGTGACGAGTGCGTTTTGCGTGTCACTGGTGATGGGCTGTCCGACAACAAACGGCTTGACGCGAAACAGTTTGGGACGGACTGGGACGAGCTCATGCAGACCGTGACGGACTTCAGTTACTATGATCGCCACTTGCCCGATTACGGGTATCACTGGATCGACAAGCAGTTCCGCCGTGACTGGTTCCTGTCTAAAAAAGCCTGAACATCACACGTCATATTCTACAGAAAGGTTTTATCGTGACTACTTGGCAGACCGATCAGGCCGATATCCCCCAGCCCATCAGCAACCCGCTGGGGGCGAAACTTGTTGAACGCGTCAAAGTTGCCACGCGTTATGTGAGCGCCGACCTGGAGGTTCTGGTGGCGCCGGAGCATATTCTCTACCCTGACTACGAGACACAGGCGCTACCTCTTGATGAGGCTCAGGAGATTCTGAAAGGCCTGGACCACTACGAGCGCGTCACTGGCAAGACGGGCTACGTGGGTCGTTTCTGGAGGCGCTCGAAGCCCTGGCGGGTGATCGTCCGCGCCCTGAATCCGGAGCCTGTACCGCCGAAATATGCAGAGCGCACCAGCAACGAACCCGACGCGTTCAAGACCACCAGCATAGGCGAAACAGTAGCTGTCGTACGAAACTACTCCGCTGGTCGTGAGACTATTGTCCGCGGAGGAGCTGTGCAAGTCACTGATCTACCGGCGATGACCGTGATTACGATCTGGAAGGACGACCGATGAGTGATATGTATACAGCATTGCTGGCGGCGTCTCGCCTTGAGGATACGATCCAGGACTTCTTGGACGCGCGTCTCTCTGGGCAAAGGGACCTTGTAGTGGCGGGGGACGGGGTCAAGCTGAGCGCATTCCGCGGCAACGGGCTTACCACTCCGTGGAAGACCAACTGGGGCTACTGGGGCTTCGCAGGAAGGACAGTTCTCGACGCGTTCCGCGTGCTCAAAGGCACAGATGTCAACTACCACCGAGGGTTCTGGACGGGACCATCGGGGAACCAGTTCAACTGGCTTATTCAAGAAAGCAAAAACTCATGAGCATATTCTCCTCCGCTGCCAAGTTCGGCAGCAACCTCATTCAGAAAGTAAAGTTCCGCAGCCCTGAGCTCCTCATTGGAGCCGGAGTTGTGGGGCTCGTCGGGGCGGCGGTTGTGGCTGTCCGGAGAGGCGTCAGGTGGCACACGGCCGCCAAGGCTGAAATCGTCCATGATCTCGAAACGATCAAGAAGGCCGAGGGGTCGCCGCAGTACACCCGCGAAGATCGAGTTCGCGACTACGCCCAGGTCATTGGTAAGGGTGTCTGGTCATTCACTCAGATCTACGGCCCCTCGGTCGCGGTCGGGGCGGCCTCGGTCGTTTCAATCCTGGCCGGCACCGGCGTTCTCAAAGGGCGTCTGGCCGCTATGACCTCAGCCGCGGCGACTGCGCAGGCGGCGCTCGAGCGCTACAGGTCTCGTGTTCGTGAGAAGCTGGGCGATGACGCGGACTACGAGTTCGCGTACGAGGTCAGCGCCAAGAAGGCCAAAATCAAGCACGAGGACGGAACCAAAGAAAGCCTCGTGACGTACCATCTTGTTCCCTCGAGCGGCGAGTGGATGGCGGCTTCGCCATATTCTCGTCTCTGGGATGAAAACGCAATGGAGTGGTGCGCGAACAGAGACATTCAGTTCCTCACCCTCCGAAGCCTGGAGAACCACTTCAACCAGGAACTCAACGCCCGAGGCGTCGTGTTTCTGAACGATGTCTACAAGGCCCTTGGCCTTCCCATGTCCAAAGACGCTGCTCTCGTCGGGTGGATCAAGGACTACGAGAAGCCCAAGATGGCGAAGCTCGCAGCTGAACTCGGACGTGTCCCGGGCGATGGTGTGATCAGCTTCGGCGTGTTTGAGAACGAGTCGCCATCGGCTCGTGCGTACCTGTCTGGTGACGACGATCGCGTCGTGCTGGACTTCAACGTTGATGGGGTTATCTACGACCTCATCCCCGCCCTTTGACATCTATACTGAGGGAGAAACCCTGTGTGGACTCATATTCTCGCCTTCGTGGCGGGTGCGGCTATTGGCGCTGCCATTGGCTTTATCACCCGGCCGAAGAATGACGAAGTGTTTGAAGAGCGTGTGGCCGAGGAGGTCAGCGAATTCAAACGCCGCTACAAGGAGCTTCATGAGGAAGCTTCTACCGCCCCCGCTACCGGGGAGCTCCAAAGAGAGGAGGTGAAGGACGTGGTGGAGACTGACGACGAAGCCGAAGCTCGGAAAAGCTATGACACGGTTGTCCCGGAGGCTGATGTTACCGTATCTCCCACCGGACGAGGGGTCTTTGAAATCTCCGAGAAGGAGTTCATCGACAACCCTCAACCCGAGACGGAAACCCTTCTCTATTACACTCTCGACAAAACCATCGCGACCGTCTCTGAGGACCTTGTCCCGGAGGCTGATTCGCTCATTGGTGAAAGCTACCGGACGATGGACCCGGACGACTACCTCTACATCCGTAATCTGGACGTAGGGGTAGATTACGAGATCCAGGCTGTGCCATACTCGTACAAGGAGTACGTCCTAGGCGAGTGGGGTGCGTAGGCGACCAGTCATATTTCGACTGGCTGTATGGTAAGGTCGCTGACCCGGGCGACCTTAATCCTTGCCGCAGTAGGCGGTGTTTGATCGATCTCCTCGCTCATGAGGAGTTCGTTCCGAGATGCGCAGACGATGAGAATCGACGGGACGCCGTTGATGAAATTCGTTACCACGCAGCGGAAGAACACGGGGTTATTGCACATTGGCGGGAGCCAACGTGGCTGGAGGTTCTCCTGGAGCTGGCCGAGCAAGCAGAGTTCTGGGCGTCTGGTACCGACGCGGAACAGCCGCTTGCCGGCTGGTTCTGGGAGTTCCTTGACAATGTAGGACTGGCTGAGTTCTCTGATGAGGACTGGCTGATCACGTACGAGGAAGCTGGGAAACGGCTGCACGATGCCGTGACTGGCAAAACCTCATTCTTTCTTGCTAGCCGTACTAAGGACCCGCTTTGGGACCAACTCGGCGGCTATATTTTGCGTAGGACAGACCTAGTATAAGGAGGAACCATGGACTTCTTCAAGGTCTGTCACAGGGAGAAACAGAAGAACGTCGGCGGAGAGCGGCAAACAGTTGTCGAGATCTTCCCGTCGTTCTCTGTTCTCCCAAGCCAGGACCTCATGGTCCGAGGCAAAGAGTTCTTCGCAATCTGGGACCCGGACATAGGCTTCTGGTCTACGGATGAGTACCGAGCGCGAGAGCTCATAGACCGGGAGCTGTGGACATACCGTGATGATCTGGATCTTCCAGAAGACCTCCCGGTCACTGTCCACTCGCTCCAGAACTTCTCGTCCCAGGCGTGGAGCGGATGGCGGCGATATTTGTCGAGCCTGCCGGACAACTTCCAAGACCTGGACGGTGAACTCACATGGGCGTCGGATAAACGGGAGCGTTCCAAGTTCGCGACGCGGGCGCTTCCGTATTCCGTTGAACCCGGCGACACTCCGAGCTACGACTTGCTCGTTCAGAGGCTATATTTGCCGGAAGAGCGCGAGAAGTTCGAGTGGGCGATCGGGGCGATTCTCGCCGGTGAGGCGCGCAAGATCCAGAAGTTCCTGGTCTTCTACGGCCAAGCCGGGACAGGCAAGTCCACAATCATAGGCCTCATCGAACAACTGTTCGAGGGGTACACCACGACCTTCGAGGCCAAGGCGCTTGGTGCGAATGGTAATGCGTTCGCTGCCGAGGTTTTCAAGAACAACCCGCTCGTGGGTATTCAGCATGATGGCGACTTGTCCCGCATCGAAGACAACACCAAGTTGAACTCGATCGTGGGCCACGACATCATGTCTCTCAATGAGAAGTACAAAGCGCCCCGCGATGTTCGACTGCGAGCATTCTTGTTCATGGGGACGAACCGCCCGGTCAAGATCACGGATGCCAAGTCGGGTATCATCAGGCGGCTGATTGACGTCCATCCCACAGGACGGCGCCTCTCGGTCGCGGAGTATCATCAGGCCGTGGCGCGTCTCCCCTTCGAGCTGGGCGCTATCGCCGCTCATTGCCTCGAAGTCTACCGACGCTTGGGCAAAGACTACTACTCCGAGTACGTCCCAATGGCCATGATCGAGCAGACCGACCCGTTCTTCGACTTCGTCAGGTCATATTCTGACCAGTTTGTCGGAGCTGAGGATGGGGTCACCCTCAAACAAGCCTACGATTGGTATAAGGAGTATGTCGACGAGTGCGGGCTACAATTCAAGATGCCCAGATACCGCTTCCAAGAGGAACTCAAGGAGTACTTCTCTGACTACCAGGAGCGAGCAGTCAGCCGAGGCGACAACCGGCGAAGTGTATATGTTGACTTTAAGCTGGAAAAACTCGAGCGAGCTAAGCCCAACGTGCCTACTGGCAAACCCAAACTTGTACTCGAATCGCGCAAGTCGGGACTGAGTGATGCTTGTGGTCTGGCACCAGCGCAGTACGCCAATAGCGCTGGAACCCCCGCTCGGAGATGGGATGAGGTAACGACCAAGCTCGTTGACCTGGACGAGCGAGAGCTTCACTACCTCATACCCGCAGATAACCACATCGTCATCGACTTCGACCTCCGTGACGAGTCGGGCGAGAAGAACCGGGACCTGAACCTCGAGGCGGCTGCCGAGTGGCCGGCAACCTACGCCGAGTTCTCTCAGGGCGGCAACGGGGTTCATCTACATTACATCTACCACGGCGACGTAACCAAGCTGAGTCGGGACTACGCACCCGGCATCGAGGTCAAGGTCTTCACGGGTAAAGCGTCTCTTCGCAGGCGCTTTACGTTCTCGAACGGCCTACCGATCTCGCCAATCAGCAGCGGGCTGCCGGAAAGGAAACAGCGTGTGATACGTACGGAAATAGTGCAGTCTGAAAAGACGCTGCGCTCCACCGTCGAAAAAGCACTTCGTAGAGAGGTGCACGCTAATACCAAGCCGACCATCGACTTCATTGAGAAGGTGTTGACGACGGCGCAGGCTACGGGTATCGAGTACGACCTCAGCGACCTCGAACCGGCGGTTATATCTTTCGCGGCGAGCTCCACGAACCACGCCCATGCGTGTATGGCCCGGGCGATGAACTTCCCGTATACGTCAGAGCACGAGGAGCCCCCCAACACTGACGGTGCAGATCCAATCGTCTTCTTTGACGTGGAAGTATTCCCGAATCTGTTCATTGTCTGCTGGGAGCGGGAGGACTCGGATCAGACGGTCCAGATGATCAACCCGAACCCCCAGGAAATCGAGCCCTTGCTGCGTATGAAGCTCGTGGGGTTCAATAACAGAAAGTACGACAATCATGTACTTTACGCTCGATATCTGGGGTATGATAACGAGCGACTATATCGACTGTCGCAGCGTATCGTTTCAAATGAGCGCAGTGGATACTTCCGGGAGGCCTATAACCTCTCGTACAGCGATATTTACGACTTCTCAAGTGTCAAACAGTCTCTCAAGCGGTTCGAACTGGATCTTGGCATCCACCACCTCGAGCTAGGGCTGCCGTGGGACGAACCTGTTCCGGAGGAGCTTTGGGCGAAGGTCGCCAGCTACTGTGTCAACGACGTGAAAGCCACCAAGGCCGTGTTCCACGCCAGGGCTGCCGACTTCAAGGCACGCAAGATACTGGCGGCGTTGTCCGGTCTGTCGGTGAATGATCCGACGGCCAAGCACGCGGCCAAGATCCTGTTCGAGGGCGACCGTAACGCTGTCGAGAAATTCGTCTATACCGATCTCTCGAAAGAATTCCCGGGGTACAAATACAGCTTTGGCAAGAGCACCTATCGTGGCGTTGCCACAGGTGAGGGTGGCCTCGTACTGGCCGATCCAGGCATATATTTTGACGTGGAGGTGTTCGACGTCGCCTCGATGCACCCAACTTCGATAGAACGCCTAAACCTGTTCGGTCCGTACACCAAGAACTACACGGCCATCAAGGAAGCACGTCTGGCAATCAAACACGGCGACCTCGAGAAGGCCCGTGGGATGCTCAACGGCGCTCTCGTTCCGTTCCTGGACGGTACGCCAGAGGAGCTGGACGATCTGGCATACGCCCTCAAGATCGCGATTAACATCGTATATGGCTTGACAGCCGCTCATTTTGAGAATCCCTTCCGCGACCCACGCAACAAGGACAATATCGTTGCCAAACGCGGCGCTCTGTTCATGGTGGATCTTGTGAAGGCGCTTGAGGAGCGCGGAGTGCATGTGCTTCACGTCAAAACCGACTCGATAAAGGTCGCGAAACCCTCACAGGAGACACGCGACTTCATATACGAGTTCGGTCGGCGGTACGGGTATGAGTTCGAGGTGGAGGATAAGTACGAACGCATCTGCCTCGTGAATGACGCCGTGTACATCGCCCGCGATTATGAGGGTCAGTGGCACGCAACGGGGGCTCAATTTGCTGAGCCGTACGTCTTCAAGACGCTGTTCAGCAAGGAGCCACTTGAGTTCGAGGACCTGATCTTGAAGAAGACGGTTACGACTTCCATCTGGATGGACACCGGAACTGAAGAGGCGCCCGAGCGTCGCTATATCGGCAGGTCTGGCGCATTCATCCCGGTCGTCGAGGGCGGTGGTACCCTCTGGCGGGAGAAGGACGGCAAGTACTCAGCCCTCGGCGGCACGAAAGGTTACCGCTTCGTGGAAGCCGAGGCAACGAAGGAGGTGGGGCTTAATGGCCCGATCGACTATTCGTATTACAGAAGCTTGTCAGACAAAGCGCGAGCTACTATCGAGAAGTTCAGCAACGGTTCTACGTTTCTCGAGGCCGGAGACTAACGTAGAAGTCTTCCAAATTGCCGGCTCTGAGCAGGACGGGGTGGAACTCGTCAAGATGGTTGCACGCATGCTTCCACACAACATCGACTGGGAAATTGCGAACGACCAGCTCGATATTTCAGACCCGCACAAGGGGCGCTGGTGCTGCGATCTGAAGTCGATAGGCCGAGTGGACGAAAACCTGGTGGCCCGCCTTGACCGAAACGCACTTGAGGCGCTTGGGCTGACCACTAAAGAGCCCGAGAATGGGCTGGTTAACTAACAGAAAGGGAAAACAATGGGCGTTAAGCTGATCGAACTTGAACGGGCCATGCTCGCGGAGGAGTTTCTCAAAGAGGCGATGCCGAATGCAACGCGTAAGGAACGCGCAATCGTAGCACTGCGGCTGGAGTACTTCGACCGGGTGGGCGTGCGCCTCCATTACCAAGCTCGCGACATGAGCAAGTATGGAGACGATCCAGGCAAGCGCAAGGAGTTCTGCGACCTGTCGTGTGATATTCTGGCTCTTGCCTCGCTGATCCACCCGTACCATCGGGCGGCGATCGAACCCGACGACGCGAACATTCCTCTCTCGCTCGATGAAGGTGAAAAGCACGTTCGTTGGGCGATCGGGAATCTTTTCGCCCTCTACAAGGCGGCGGATGCGCTTCTTGCGGGTGATCATGATGGAGCTGCGTCGATGATCGAGGCCGTCAAGGGCGGAGCCCGACCCGAAGGCTGGGGTGCGAATTACTCGAATCGCTTCGACAAACAGCTCAAAGGGCTGATGGAGGCGTCGATGAGTAAATGAACCAGCATCTGACACGCCTTATGGAGGCGCGCCTGCATTACTTCGCGAGTGTGGGCGCCATCCTCGCAGAACGCAATTTTGATCGGCCCAACTGCTTGATGGGGGCTCTTCTGGGCCACTGGACGCGCATCCGTGAGATTGCGCATTCCGCAAAAACAGACGAGCAAGGGCGATACGCTGCTAAGCTGCTGAAATACGCAGGGGCGACAGCTGACGGGTTGCTCGAAGGCAACAGCGATGCCGCGTGCTGGACCCTCCAGGCGTTGCGTGAAACACTTGAAGAATCTGTGGACTGAGGAGAAACATAATGAGCCATAAAGAAACATACGCCGAGTATACAAAGACCTTCCCTCGCATGATGCAAGACTTCCGCGCGAATCCGCCCAAGGTGGAGGGGTGCGAAGGTTCCGTGGCCTTTCTACTGGAGAACGAGATCCGTATCATTGAGAAAGCCCGGTACTTTGCAGGGCGGGAAAACTACCGAATGGCATCTGAGATCCTCGGGGCGAGCTGCGATCTTGTCAAGAACTGTACGCCTGATGGAGTCCACTGCGCTTGGGCGAATCTGTTCTACGTTCGACAGCTGTTGGCCTGGCGGGGTCGCCTGAAAAAGAAGCACTGGCGTAGGGCCGCCAAGCTCCGTATCAAGTACTTCAATCAAGCCCTGGCAATTATCGACGACACGGATCTGGACTGGCCGGTTGCGTCAGAGCTACATAGATGGCAGCCCACTGTCGAACGGATGTTTCAGGAGGCCAAGTCTTACCGGGACTACAGGCTTACTGCGGACTTCGTGGGGCGACTTAATTCCGCCTTGGACGCGGTTATGCTGGGCAAGGGAGCAGATGCTAAAGTACTACTTGAGGCGGCAACCGCGTCGCTGCCGGTGGCGGATGACGATGAGTGACACGAAATCGAAAAGGAATAAGAAATGACAGAGAGCCCCAAGCGCCCCGACCCGATCGTCGTTGAGGGCGCGAGAATCAAGTTCAAGAACTTCGCAGGCGAACAGCGGCAGTATAACCCCGCTGGACAGCGTAATTTCGTCCTCCTACTGCCGGATGAGCTGGCTCAGCAGCTTGCTGCTGAAGGTTGGAACGTAAAGTGGAAGCCGGGGCGTCACCCGGAAGATCCTGACGAGGCCCAGCTGACGGTCAAGGTCAAGTTCAAGGAGCCCGGAGACGAACGAGGGCAGGACCCCATCGCGTACCTGATTCAGGGGCGGAGGAAGCTCGCCTTGGACGGTCGAACTGTCGGTATCTTGGACCGTTTGGCGCCGCTGAACATTGACCTGATCATCCGTCCTTATGTGTGGGACATCAACGGGAATGTGGGCATCACAGCATATCTGGACGAGATCTACTACACGGCGGTCGAAGGTTTGAGCAGCAAGTACGCAGACTACGAGGAGGTGCGGGGATGATTGAGGAGTGCCGCTGGTGCGCCAAGGCTCAGTCCGAGGCTGCAAACAAGGTCGCAAGATACCTGATGGACCGGTCTAGGCCCGTGACAAGGGGCGACGCTGACTACATGCAGGCATATGTTAGGCTCTGTCACCGCATTGATCTAGCTCGCGAGCATAGCTCTGCGGGTCGAATCCTGGAGGAGCTACTGGATTCACACGAGACTCTCAGTCTCTGTGAAGCAGACGCTCTTGAGAGTGAAGACCCGATCGAGTATCCGGACGATGTCCAAGCGCTACTCACGATGATTGAAGGGGTTGTTGCGTGTGCGGGTAACGCGTGAAGACATTCAGCGCTATCGGGGGATTCTCGATGCGCTGGTAGCAGAACTGGAAGAAGATGGGAGCCTGTAAGCTATACAGGGCCCAAGTAGAAGCACTCGGCTCTCTCCGCCCTGGCTCCATCCTTTGTGGTGGGGTCGGGACGGGGAAGTCGAGAACTTCTCTGGCTTTTTTCTTTTGCTCCATCGGGGGCGGGAAGATCGACTTTGAGACCGGAGAGATACTTGAGCCTATACGCAATTCTAACCGCCTCGTAATACTCACCACGGCCAGAAAGAGGGACACTCTCGAATGGAGCCGGGAGATGGCCATATTTGGCCTCTCAGAGGGGTCTGAGGGGGTGTGTGATGTTACGGTGGACAGCTGGAACAACATCAAGAAGTACGAGACTGTGAAAGGGGCGTTCTTCATCCTCGATGAGCAGCGTTTGGTGGGGTCCGGAGCCTGGGTCAAGGCGTTCTACAAGATCGCCAAGGCCAACCAGTGGATCTTGCTGAGTGCCACGCCGGGGGATACTTGGCTGGACTATGCGCCGGTGTTCATTGCGAATGGGTTCTATGCGAACATCACAGAATTCAGAGCCCAGCATGTCATTTACAAGCGGTTCCGAAACTACCCACAGGTTGATCGATATGTTGGGGTGAAACACCTGGAAGCCTTGCGCAAGAAGCTGCTGGTGGACATACCCCTCGAACGCGAGACACGACGGCATCATGTGTATTGTGTGGCCGAGCACGACCGGTTTGCGTTGAAGGAGGCGTGGAAGAAGCGTTGGAACCCGTTCGTGAACGCGCCGATCAAGACCGCCAGCGAACTGTGTCAGGTCTTGCGGAGGTTGGTGTCGACGGATCCGTCTCGCCGAAGCGAGCTTGAAGCAATCTTGACGAAGCACGATCGGTTGATCATTTTCTACAACTACAACTACGAGCTGGACCTGTTGCGAGAGATCTTGCGAGAGGACGGCCGAGAGTTTGCGGAGTGGAATGGGCAACAGCACGAACAGTTGCCGGAGGGGGAGAGCTGGGCGTACCTTGTGCAGTACACGGCGGGGGCCGAGGGGTGGAACTGCACGACGGCAAACGTGATTGTGTACTGGAGTATGAACTACTCGTACAAGATCATGGAGCAGTCGGCGGGTCGAATCGACCGGTTGAACACCGAGTACACAGACCTGTACTACTACTATCTGACGTCTCGTGCGCCCATCGATTTGAAGGTTCGGGCGGCTGTTGCGGAGAAGAAAACCTTCTCCGAGGCGGCGTTTGCGAGGTCGTCGGCGGGCCGAAGGTTAACAGAAGGTTAACAGTTTATAACGATTTGGTAACAAATGTCGTCAAAAAACCAGTTTTACCCCCCTCAAAACTCCTGGTAAAAAAAAAAAAAAAAAAAAAAAAAAAATACAAGTTTTTCCACCCCCCAAAATAGTGTTCT